TCAGTTAATACATTTGCTAACTTACAAAGAGGAAGATTTGATCCTTATACACCATCAGAAGATATTAGAGCTAGATTTAGAGAGATTGCTAGAAATTTAGGCACTACCGATGTTTTCCAATTAGTATTTCCATCATTAAGAAGAATGGTAAATGATATGAGAAGAATACCTTTAAATGGTAATTTTCAAAAAACAATTGAACCACCAGCGTTTGCTACAGGAGGCCTGGTTTATGAACCAACGTTAGAAGAAGAAGATGGAACAGGAATTGATTTACAGGATTATTTAATTGATACTAATCCATTAGGATCAGCAGCACTACCACAAACACCTATGCCTAATCCTGAAGTAGTACAACCACCAATACAGCAGGCTACAGGCACCATGAATCAGGGATTGACGCCAACTGAAAATGCTTTATTATCTGAAGAAGAAAAACAAATTCGTTTAAGACAAAGAGGTTTAGTATAATGATTTATTTGGGCGGTCAGATAGTATCACACTATTGGGGTCTTTATGTGGCGGGGGTCACATTCTAATGGCTAACGGTAAACATCCAGAAGATACAGGAGAACATTTAATGGCACTATATGGACACATAGAAGGCGTGAAAAAAGACATCAATCATTTACATAAAGATATTGAAAAAATAAATAATAAAGTAGAAGACGTTGAAAAGAAAACAGATCGTCTTTTATATTGGATTATTGGTGGAGCATTTACAACAATCCTGACCCTAACAGGATTATTTAATCTATTCTTGAATTAATTAAAAAAATAATTATATTAACCCTAGGTCGCTTTAGGAGGGCCTATACATAAACTGTCTAACATGGAGGTTAATATGACAAATCTAAGTACATTCCTAAATAACGCAATCGGTTTTGAAGATATGTTTGATAGATTCGACTATCTTACATCAATCAATTCTGGTTTCCCACACTACAACATAAGAAAAGCATCTGAAGGTAAGTATGTTATTGAACTTGCTTTAGCAGGATACAAAAAAGATGAGGTATCTGTTGAAGTAAAAGATGGCGTACTAATCATAGAAGGTAAATCAAAAGAAGATTTATCTAACTATGTACATCAAGGTATTGCTAAGAGATCGTTTAAAAGACAATTTCAATTAGCAGATTATGTTGAATGTAAAGGTGGTAAATTAGCAGATGGTATGCTCAATGTTGAATTAGAGTATAATCCACCTGAATCTAAAAAACCAAAACAAATAAAAATAGATTAAATCCACTCTCTAAAGTCTTCATCCATAATTGTATTTGCGATGTTTACTTTATTACGGAGAGCTTTAACTATTCTTTCGTCAATTGTATCTTGAGCCATGATGTCAATATAAGTCATCTTTTTAGTTTGACCTATACGATCAATTCTTGCTTCTGATTGTTGACGCTTCTCTAAATCATAACCATTAGAGAAATAAACCATATTACTACCGGCGGTGAGTGTAATACCATATCCGCCGGTATGTGTGGTACCTACGAAAAATCTACACTTATCATCGTTTTGAAATCTTTTAATATTTTTTGATCTAGCATCAGTATCTGTTTCACCAAAATAATCTACAACAGATTCTTCACCATATACTTTTTGTATTTCTTTTATAATTCTTTTTACATCATAAGTATAATGTGACCATATAATAGTTTTACCTTCAACATTTTCTAAAATGTTCATTAATTCTGTTAAACGTGCACAAGGTAAATCTTTTATGGTACCATCATCTGCAGTAAAATGTCCACAAGTAATTTGATGCAGTCTCATTAATTGAGTCATAACAGTAGCAGATGATTGCATTTTATTATCTAAAAATGCTATTGCTTCTTTTTTCATTTGTTGATAAACTTTTTGCTGCTCTTTTGTAAGTTCAACATAATGTTTGACATAAGTTTTTTCTGGTAAGTCTAAGCAATCTTCTTTTAATATTCTTTTAGAAAAACCTTTTATCTTTTCTGATAGCTCACCAAGATTTCTATAACCAACAACTATTTCTACTTGACGACCATTAACTTGTATCTTTTTACATACAGAATATCTTGCTCTAAATGTATAATAAGATTGATGATCTAATAACCAAGGATCTAAAAATTGACATTGACTATATAAATCTAAAGGCGATTTAGTTACCGGTGATCCTGTAAGTATTCTTCTGTACTTACAATGTTTACTTAATGATAAAATATTTTTAGTTCTATTTGATGTAGGTGTTTTAATTGTAGTTGCTTCATCAATAGCAACCATTGATTTAGGATGTGCTGCTAAAAATTTATATGCAAAATCAGAACCATTACCTGAACTAAATGATTCTACATTCATAATCAAAATACGAAGATCAGAACCTTTTTCAAATAAAGTATTTAATAATTTTTTCTGTTTAATACTTTTGTCAGATGTTTTCCAAAGAACAATTTTTCTATCAACATGATCTGGTAAATGATCTGGTATTTCAGAATCGTACCAATTTTTATATACACCTTTTGGTGCAATTAATAGCAATGCGTTTATCTCACCTTTATCATATAAAATGGCTGCATTATCTAGTAATACCTTTGATTTTCCTGTACCCATTTCCATAAAATAGGCAAATACTTCTTTATTCCAAGAAGCTTCTAACGCATCTAATTGATGTTCGTATGGCTTAGTTTTAAATTTATAGTTCATAATTTGCTTTTTCTTTCTAAAAGTGTATATAGTTTATAAAAGTATAAAAGTCAATGAGCAAAGTATATTTAGTACAAGACATTCCTGTAGATAGAGAAACAGGTCAACCCAAGTATAATGTAATGGGTGCACAAAAATATGGCGAAATTACGGTCATGCTTCCTGCGAAAGCTCAAATGATTTTTTCACCTGGTCCATTAATTTTTCAAATAAGAGATAAATTAAAAAGTTTTACAACTGATGATTACTTATTATTATCAGGTGACCCTGCAATTATTGGAGTGACATGTTCAATAGTTTCTGATATGACTAACGGAAAATATAAGTTGTTAAAATGGGACAGACAGGAAAAAACTTATTATCCAATCGAAATAAATATTTTTCAAAACTAGTTGACAATATAAAATTCTCCTATATATACCTTTTACGAAAGGAATTATATGAATATTAATTTAAGACAAGATGCTCCTGATCAAACGGACATAATTGATCCGACTGAATTATCAGAAGCAATAGAACAATTAAAATCTGTTGGTGCACAAGTACTAGCAGCAGAAATAAAATTAAAAGAATTAAAATCACAACACGATTACATTAGTGGATTTACTATTCCTCAACTAATGGACAAGATGAATTTAAAAACCTTAAAGTTAAAAGATGGTTCAGAACTATCTGTTAAGAATAGGTTTTTTGCTTCAATAAAAGCTGATAAAAAAGCTGAAGCGATACAATGGCTTCGAGACAATGGCTTAGGTGATATTGTAAAAAATAATATTACAGTAACATTTGGCCAAGGCGAAGATAACAAGGCTGTCGAATATGCCGGTCTTGCGAGGGAGCAGGGGTTTGAACCAACTCAAGATGAGAAGGTTCACTCTGCTTCACTCTCTGTAGTGATGAAGGAAATAAAAGACAAAGGTCAAGATATTCCTTCTGATCTATTTAGTTCGTATGAAAAAAATAGTACGAGCGTTACTACTAAAAAATAAACTAATAACAATTAAGGAGTAAATTACTATGGAAAAAGAAATAGTAAAAAAGAATAGTGCAGGCGCACTAGCCGCTGTAAACCTTAGAGCCGATTCAGGTAAAGGTGCAGAGGAAATTAAATCAGATGACGTATCAACACCGATTCTAAAAATCTTACACCAATTATCACCAGAGTGTAATTCAAGAAACGCTAAGTTTGTTGAAGGCGCACAACCTGGAATGATATATTCTAATAGTTTTGGAAAACTAATAGATGGCAGTAAAGGTTTGGATATTATAGTTGCACATTCACAAACTAGATATCCAGAATGGCAGGAAAAAGGTGATGGTCCATCAGCACCAGTTGGAACTCATTTAACACCACCTGCAGATGCACAAGAAGAAATTAGAGGTATCAAATATAGATTATCAAATGGTAACTATGTTGAGAAAACTATGTACTTCTTTGTACTTGCAATGGTAAATGATGAGCCAAGAAAAGCGGTGATCACAATGAGATCATCTAATCTTACACCGGCAAGAGAACTTAATAATCTTATTTCTAATTTAAGAATGTCAGATGATAAAGGTTCTTTTCAACCGGCAGCATACTCTGCAATCTTTAAATTAAAAACTGTAGAAAAAAGTGCTGGAGATAAAAACTGGCATATCTATAAACCATCTTTGGTTAGAATGTTAGATGTATCTGATTCATATGATGCAGCAGCATATACTGCGGCTCAAGAGTTTCAAAAACAAGTATCAGCTGGGTTTAATAAACCTAAGTATGAGAAAGTTGAACAAACAAAGTCAGAAGATATTATCTAATTCCTTAAAGGAATACTTGCAAGAAAAGGTAAGGGCCGGGAGACTGGCCCTCCTTAAAAATTAAATGGATAGGAATATATGAAAGAGTACATAGAATATTTTAGTGGGTTAAAAAGAAGTTATGGTGTCTGTAAAATAGATGAAGGATATGTAGATCCGGAAACAGGCAAAAAGAAATGGAAACATGAATGGACTAAAAGTCCAGTTACAGATCAAGATTACGAAGACCATATTAAAGGTTTAAAGTCAATTGGTATACAACCATGTACTGATGAAGGTATGGCAAGATTTGGTGCAATAGATGTTGACCAATATCCAATAAACAGAAAATTCTATCTTGAAGTAATTCAAGAAAAGAAATTGCCAATCATCCCTATCCTATCTAAGAGTGGTGGACTACATTTATATGTGTTCACTACTCGATTGGTAAAAGCAAAAGAGATAAGAAACTTTTTAGAAGAATTATTATTTGTATTTAAACTACCGCAAGCTACAGAAATATTTCCTAAACAAACACAATTAAGATCTATTGATGGAACTTTATCAAATGGAAACTTCATTAACTTACCTTACAATGGTGAAGATAGAAAAGCATTAAACTTAGATGGAACGTTAATGCCATTTCAAACTTTTATGGAAGTAGTTAAACTCAATTTAGTTGATCCTAAAAATTTTAAAAATGTAAGAGAAGATTTAATTAATCAAGAACTAAGAGGTGGTGGTGAAGAATTTCAAGATGGACCACCATGTTTACAGAAACTAACTAAAGAGCAGATGACTTTTACTGATGGTAGAGATAGATTTTTATATAATTATATGGTGTTTGCTAAAAAGAAATATGCAGACAGTTGGCAAAAAATGGTTTTACAAGCAGGTAGAAAGTATTTTTCTTTTGATGAACATTGGACAGATGATCATATTAAAAAGAAGATTAGTAGTTGGGAAAAACAAAATAAAGGTTTTACTTGTACTGATCCATTAATTGCAGATGTATGTATGAAAGCAGTATGTGTAAAAAGAAAACATGGTGTATTATCAGACAATAAACCTAGTTATCCTCTATTAAGTAATTTACAAAAGATAAACTATAAACCTAATCCAGAATGGAAAGTAACTGTTGAAGATGAAGATGGTGAAACAGTTCAGTTACATATTAAAAATACTTACAAATTAACTAATCAACAAGAATTTAAAAATACAATGTTTGAACAAGCACATGTTATGGCACCAAGTATCAAGAAACAGGATTTTGAAAATATAATTAAATTATTAAGTACACCAAAAGATAAGATAGAAATTATAGAACCTGCAGAAGGTACAAGTCCACTAGAAGTATTAAAGAAATTATTACAGAAACATATCTATGGAGCACAGGCAACAAGTCATTCATCTTTTCAAAGTGGTAGACCTTTAGTTGAATCTAAGTTTGCATGGTTTGTGTTTGATAAATTCTTTGACAAATTAAAAAATGAAGAATGGAAGTATGATGCACAAAAAACTTCTTACATGATATCTAATGAATTGTTTGATCACGAAAATTCAGATGAAGAAAAAAGAGCATTGTTTGGTAAAACAAAAAGATTTCCTGGTAAAGATAGTGATGGTAATTATTTTAAACCTGTAAAGGCAGCAAGGATACCATTATTTATTTTTGAAGAACCAGAAGATATTGATGAAAAAATAGAAATAGAAAGTGAAGACGAAGTAGTATGATTTATAAATACTATGGTCCTCCAGGTACAGGTAAGACATATAAATTAATATCTAGAGCCAAAGCATATGTAAGAAAAGGTGTACCACTTAATAAAATAGGTTACTTTGCATTTACAAAAAAAGCAGCATTGGAAGCAAAAGAAAGAATGCCAGCAGAAAATAAAAAATTAATTTATTTTAAGACATTACATTCATTAGGTTTTGAATGTTTAAATGTAAATAAAGAAGATGTTATGCAGCCATATCATTACGAAGAGTTTGGTAAGATGTTAAACTTACAAGTAAAGTATTATGATAGATATAACAAAGAAGAATCACATTATCTAACTTGTGATAATCCTTATTTTCAAATCATACATAAAGCAATAAATAGATGTACAACTGTAAGAGAAGAATTTGATTTAGAGGAACACGATCCTAAGAATGTAGATTGGCAACAATTAAAACATATAAAAGATAATTTAAAAGAATATAAAAACAAAAAGAAACTATTAGATTTTAATGACATGATACAAATGTTGATTGATAATCCTAGTAAAGTTCCAGAATTTGATGTTATATTTATTGATGAAGCTCAAGATCTATCACCTCTACAATGGAAGTTATATGATATTTTAAAAACAAAAACTAAAGATATCTATTTAGCTGGTGATGATGATCAAGCTATATTTGCATGGGCTGGAGCTGATGTAAAAAGATTCATAAATGAACCTGCGAAAGAAAAAATTCTCAAGTATTCTAAACGAATATCTAAAGCAGTACAAGAACAATCTATTATACCTATAAATAATATAGTTGGTCTAAGAAAATTAAAACAATACTACCCTAGAAATTTTAAAGGTAAATGTGAAGAAATAAATAATATAGATGAAATAGATTTATCAACCGGTAAATGGTTAATATTAACTAGAACAATATCTAGATTGTTAAAAATACAAGATCAGTTAATAGAGAAAGGTTTATATTTTGAAAGTAATAGAGGTAAAAGTATTAAAGTCAGAATGTATAGTGCATCAAATAATTATACATTATGGTGTAAGGGAAAAATTTTAACAGAAGAAGAAATAAAAGATATAAAAGATTTTACAGGTGAAGTTAAATGGGATCCAAAAGAAAATTGGTTCAATGCATTTAGATTAGCTAAAGATGAAGATAAAGAATATTTATTACAACTAATAGAAAATAAAGAAGATTTAGAAAAGCCTGCAAGAATATGGCTGTCCACTATACATGCGATAAAAGGTGGTGAACAAGATAATGTAATTCTATGTTTAGATATTGGAGATAAAATTATCAAGGCAATTAAAAGAAGCCAAGATAAACAAGATGAAGAACATAGAGTTTGGTATGTTGGAATAACACGTGCTAGAAATAATCTATATAAACTAAAAGCAAGGATAACAAGAAAGGGCTACGAACTATGACAAGTAAAGATATATTTGAAACCGCATTTCCACAAGATAAGCAGATAGGCGGGAATCACTACAAAAATTTTCACATTCAACCGTATGAATTTATTTCTAAGAATGACCTTTCCTTTTTTCAGGGAAACGTTATAAAGTATGTGTGTCGTTATAAAAATAAAAATGGCATACAAGATTTAGAAAAAATAATTCATTATTGTGAATTAGAAATTAAAAAGATGAAAGACATGGGTAAAAAGAAATGAATATTTATACTGAACTAATGTGTTTGTGTATTTTAACAATCTATTTATTTGATTTGATATGATAGTACCACATACAGAATGGGTAATGCCTACAGAGTTTCCTGATCTAAGAGATGCAGAAGAAATAGCAATTGACCTAGAGACAAGAGATCCAGATTTAAAATCAAAAGGTTCTGGTTCAATTATAGGTAATGGAGAAGTTGTTGGTATAGCTGTTGCTGTAGATGGATACAAAGGATATTTTCCTATAGCTCATGAACAAGGACCAAATTTAGATCGAAAGAAAACTTTAGAATGGTTTAAAGATATTTGCGAATCACCTGCTACAAAAATATTTCATAATGCAATGTATGACGTATGTTGGATACGTAATTTAGGTATAAAAATCAATGGTTTAATCATAGATACTATGATTGCAGCGTCTATAATAGATGAAAATAGATACAATTATACGTTGAATGCATTATCTTGGGTATATTTAAATAAAGGTAAAAATGAATCTTTACTAAACAAAGCAGCTAAAGAAAGGGGATTAGATCCTAAAGCCGATATGTGGAAGTTACCTGCGAGTGAAGTAGGTGCATACGCAGAAGAAGATGCAGCATTAACTTTAGAACTTTGGTATCACTTAAAAAGAATTATTGTTGAAGAGGATTTACAAGATATATTTAATCTTGAAACCGATTTGTTTCCTTGTTTAGTTGATATGCGTTTCCTAGGGGTGCGGGTAGACGTGTCCAAAGCCAATCAATTAAAAACAGCATTGGCAGTGAAAGAACAAAACCTATTGCAACAAATAAAAATAGAAACAGGTATAGATACTCAAATATGGGCAGCAAGATCAATTGCCAAAGTTTTTGAAAAACTAAATTTACCTTATTCAAAAACTGAA